TGCTTGAATAAGTAAGATAACTAAATCTTATAATAAACATTATGTTAAATAGCATGTGCGTATATAATACTCATAGACGCGGAGTCTTTGGCGAAATGTTATTTGGGGGAGGGGAGGGCAAGAACCTCTTCGTAGTCTTTGTGGGAAATTTCAATCCACCCTAATTCAAAGTCAACCCATCTTTTTTGGACTTCAAGGTGAGCGATCTGTTTGTCCTCTGCCATCAGGGAGTCAAGGGTAGCTTTGGTCAGGTTGTCTATGTCAGGTTTGGATTGGTGGAATCTGCCATGATGCAATTTCTTTTTCTTCTTTGACCAAGAGGGTGGGACTGGAATAAAGAAAGTTATGGAAGCTCCAACTGGGGGAAGGATAAATTGCTTGGCTTTGGCTTCGGCTAGAAGATCAACTTTGTACTTGTTGTATTTCTCTAGGCGGAGTAATCTGCTTAAACCTGCGGGGCGTAATTTCTCTCTTGGGATTCTAAAGAATATGGAATCACCTTGAGTTGCGCGAACGTGGGTTTGGGGTGTTATGTTAAGTATTACTTTCTTTTGCATTAGTTCTATCTTTTACAGCTTTTAACAGAATAAATTCTACTGTCTTTGTTACCGACCATTTTTTTCTTTCAGCCAATTTCAAAAGTTTTTCGTGAACTTCTGGGGTTAAATAAATTGTTGTACGCTTCATAGTGAATCATTTTGATGCAAGATACATCATGTTATAACATTTTCCAAAAAGTTCTCTATTAGCAAACTACACAAAAAAACCTCCTTTTTTAAGGGAGGTATTATTTACTCAACACTATACACTATGTATGGGCTACATCATTCTCATTGCCCCCATTTTTCGCTTTAGGGGCGTTGCTACGGCTTCTCTTCCTTTTTTGAATACGATCTCTCTAGCAGCTTTTGCTTTCATTTTTTCAGCTCTTTCAGCCATTGCCATCTTATATGGAGATGATACTGCTTTATCCAAGGCTTCGCCAGCTTCTTTCTCAAACTTTTGTTGAGCTGCCTTTGGTACCATTCTTCCCATTTCTGTTTCTACCATCTCAACTTTCTTCTTTTTCATTTGTGGAATTGCCATAAAGATAATTTTACCAAATATACAAAATATTCTAAAATAAATTTGACTGTATTTCTGACACGTTTAAAAATTATAAAAAATTTTTGCCACCCCCCCATCTATTAAAAGAAAATCTGAAAAGTTATACATCAACAGGGCTTTGGGGTACCCCCCGCTCGAAATCGGTTTGCGGTTTTTTGGGGGTTGCGTTTTTCTTGCACTGGGTGGCTTACTTTTTTGATCCCTTGCACTTGGTCGGTTGTTTGCTTGTTGGTGTTGCGTTTGGTGGGGGTGTGGGGTTGTGGTTTGAGTCTTGCAATCCCTTCGTGTTGGTTGCATTGGTCGGGGTGTCCTTGCCTATTGTTTGAGGTGGGGAAGGGGGGTATTGGTTGTAGGTATATATTAAATAGTGTAGCTACATTTGGGTTTTATTTGTAATTTACCTGTATATTTGTAGCTACAAACAATAAATATGGCAAAAAGTAAACCAATTGGAGTCAGATTTGACTTGGAAATTTTAGAAACGATTAAAAAAGAACAAAATTTAACATCAACGCAAGCGGTGGTAAATTATTTTATGGATTCTTATGGCAAAACGGAAGTTAAAAGAGGCGCACCATTTAAAAATATGCCTCCTTATGACAGAAACAGCCCAAAATCAGAGGTTAGTTCCAAATTGGAACAAATACCTGTTGAAAACCATAAAACGCCGCCAAAGGGCTTAAAAGGGATAGATTTAGTTATTTGGAAATCGGAAAATCAAAAATAATTCGTATTTTAGCGTAAATAATGAAGATATGCCGCAAGATTTATTAAAATCAATGAAAAAAAATGCAAGTGACACCATATCAGTGGCTAGCAAAGATGATCCTAGGTTAAAAAAATATCAAGATAGTTTAAGATTGTATAATGCAACCAAAGATACATTTGATCCTAAATATTATAAAAAAAATGGTGGAGCTAAAAATGGTGGAGCTAGTTGGTATAATTTTAAAGGAACAAGAAGTGATGTTGTTAAGTTTGAAAAAAATCATAAAATTGATTCAGATTTTGAATATTATAGAACAGGTAAGTTTCCCGGTAAAATACAACCTACATCAGTAGAAGATTGGGGCGAAGGTATGGCTGCTCCAGTATATAAAAAACCGGTTCAACCAGTTAAATATCAAAAGCCAGAACCTCCTAAAGCAGAAGTTAAAGCAGTAAAAGGTAGTAAGAAGTATTTTATAAATGAAACAGAAGTAGATGAACCAACTTTTAATAAAATAGCTCCAATTAAATCAATGAAAAAAAATGAAAAGTAAACTAAAAATGATGAAACGAGCAGATGGATCATATTCACCTCGTGGTTTATGGGATAATATTCGTGCCAACAAGGGTAGTGGTAAAAAACCAACTGCCGCAATGTTGAAACAAGAAAAGAAAATTAAATCACAAGAAAAAATGTAATTTATGTCTGGAGCTTGGCAAAGAAAAGAAGGAAAAAATCCTGAAGGTGGGCTTAATGCTAAAGGTCGTGCATCTTATAATGCAGAAACAGGTGGAAACTTAAAAGCCCCTGTTAAATCAGGTGTTAATCCTCGTAGAGTTTCATTTGCAGCTAGATTTGCAGGTATGATGGGGTCAATGAAAAAACCAAATGGCGAACCTACTCGTAAAGCATTAGCTCTTAAAGCTTGGGGATTTGGTAGCGTAGAAGCTGCTCGTAAATTTGCCAATGCTCATAAGAAATCATAATGTTTTAATATCTTTCAAAAAGGAATTTACCATTAAATGGATGAATTTTAAACATTCCATAGTTCATAGCAATTCCTTGATTATACGAAATTACCAACTTGTGAAAACCTTTTAATGTTTCTCTAAATTCTTCTATATTATCATTCCGTTTATAATCTTTACATGTATTACAACATGGCATAAGATTATCAAATTCCATTGATTCAGGCATCATTTGGTCAACTTTCATATCATTTATAGTAATCCGTTGCCCACAATAAGCGCAAAGACCATTATATTTTTCGTATATTTTTTCTATATTCATAGGTTATTTGTTTTTGGTTAGTATTTTTTTCTTTTTTCATCATCAGTTTTTAACTGAATTAATATTGCTATTATAAAAATTACTATTAAGGGTATTGCTGACATAGGTTATCTAAATATAAAATTTAAAATTATTTTAATACCATATTTACCTAATTCCCATATTACGATAATAATTAAAGTTTCTTTCATAGTTATTTGCTTTCTGTTTCTCCTAAAATTGCCTTCCCTGCATCCGATAATGGGCGAGCGTAAATTCTTAATTTTTTACCTGTGGTTGGGCATACAAAAGTTACCCCTGCATCCAAGTAAGATTTAATTACTAATTCAATTGCTCCATGCTCATCTGGACTTGCTCCAATTACATGAGGTTCGTCATAATCAAATTGCATACAGAAATCACAGCCAATTAATGGTTCTTTACCTTCTGGTATGTTTGCTTTCTTTTTACTTGCTTTTGCCATTGTTGAAATTTTTATGGGTTTCTTCTATTTGGATTAAATATTCTCTTGCTTTTTCTACCTTGTATTGTATTTTTAAAATGTCATCTTCGTTTCTATCTACATTGTATAACAATACCTTTTCTGAAATGTTTATGTCATCAAACTTCATGTTAAATTCTATCTTCATTGCTTCCCTTACAAATTCAGGGCTATCTTCGGAAATTACATCCATCTTTTTTAATAGATAATACTTCTCTTGCTCAATGATGCTATCCGGAGTGTTGGATAAACAATATGCAATGGTTCCTTTGACAGTTCCCGTAAGCCACATATACGACATTAATTGCCAATAGTATTGACTATCTAACTTATCTGGTATATTACCTAAAAATGTCCAAAGATCATAGCTAGATTTTACATCAATAATTTCGTTCCCGTTAATTATATCGGGTAATCCTGTGATAAAATCGTTCTTAAATCTTTCCTCATTTTTTTCTAATTTATTACCAAGATATTTAGATAGCATTTCAATAGAATCACCTTCTACCTCTACGCCTTTTTTCATTTGCTTGGTTTGTATATCTCGTTTACGACCATACTTTTCAGTAATATAAACATCCAATAAATGTTTTTGTGCTGTTTTAGAAAGTAATCCTGCTTCTTTATCAGCTTTAGATACAGGTTCCGTCATCAAGTACCCTACAGAGCTTGCTCGTATTAGGGTTTCATTAAAGTTTATCATGGTTAAAATAGTTTTCCTTGTTTTTCAAAATAATCAGAGCTTAAATTAAAATTCTTTCTCATTGCATTGTATGTTTCAAACCATGCGCGCGCTTGTGACCTTGCCATGCGCTCAATTCTTTCACAATACTCAATGGCTTCTTGTCTGTCTTTCATTATCCAATAACCTTTGGCATCAGATAGGATCATGTAACCTTTCTTAATTCTTAAATCACGAATTACTTGTCTTATCTTTCTTAATGTTGATTCTCTTCTATCTACTTCGTGAATAGGGTGGCTCCCTAACCATCTTTCTGAATTAGCAATTTCTTGCTGTGTTATCCTGTTATTGGTGCTAGAGATTAAATTTAAAATAGATTGCTCATCATCAGTAAGTAGCATTATTTAATAGTTTTAAGTTTTTTATCATAAGCTTCTTTTACATTTGGATACGTTTTGCTCATAAATTCCCAAGCTTTCATATCTTCTTCACTTGTACAGCTATTAATAAACATAATAGCTTTTTCAACTACAGATTGTTTACTTTGTGTTTGTATTACTTCTATTGGTAATGTATCTACATCTACAATAGCATGTGTTTTTAAATTCTCTCTATGGTATTCCTCAACTAATTCCTTACAAACATCTAGTGCTTTACTAGCTGATTCTCCTTGATTAAGTTCCATTTCTATTCCAATCTTTTCTGATTGATAATTACCTAAATTGAATGTCTTTTGATAGTTTACTTTAGCAATGTGCATATTTTTTATTTTATTCTGGTTACGATAGTTTTTTCATCTATTGATTTAACTTTAAATAGTTTATCAGTGTTTTCTTTTTTCTTTTTTAAATTAGAAACCATTACCATTACAGATGTATATGGGTTGATTAACCTCAAATGTTCTCCTAATTTTAGATCGGCTACTTTGCTAGAAACCGAGTCTGGGGAAATGCTTCTTGCCATGTTTTATATTTTAAACAAAATTAATTTAATTAATTTAATTAAAAAAATAAATTTAATTAAATTTTTGTATATTTACATTTCATACGCATAGAATAAAGGTTAACGAATCCCCCTTCCGTTTTTACGGTGAGGGGCTTTTTTTGTTGGTAATATCCACCACAAAATGCCATTTTTGACACTAATGATAGCAATATGAGTCATTAATTGCACTTTATGATGTGCATTTATCAATCATTCTTGAGCCGTTTATCAATCATTTACGGCTCATTGAGTAAAATTACTCAGTCGATTGAGTAATATCAAAACTTGCAGAGTTTACATTTTTTGATAATAGCGTAGTATTACTACCGAATTACTCACTAATTGTAAAATATGCGATATTTTAAAATATCGTTTTTTTATGCGATACTGACACTTATTTATATTCATTTGCACCTATTTCGTAACAAATCTGCTCTTTATATGTTACAACATATAACCGAATTACCCCTTACTATGTCACATATTTATATAAATTGGTGACACTAATTCGGATATTGTCCGAGTTACGCTACCGACTTTGGCAAATCTGCATAGGTTTTTCGGAAAAATTCAGGCAAAAGTTTACTAATAGCGAACTTATCAATCACAAAAGTTACCCAATAAGGCAATTTTGAGCCGTATTTGAGCGACAATCGGCTCACTTATGAGCGATAAAAAACCCCCTATCATTCTAAAATAGGGGGCGAAACTATAAACCGTACAAACTATGATAACCACCGTAAAAATACAAATTATTTTTCAATAAATTTCTTTTTTACCAAGTTCAGCTTTGCCCTGTATTCTAGGATCAAACTTTTTAGCTCATCTCTTGTAGGTCTTACTGGTTGTCTTGCTGTTTCTCTTAAGTATTCAACTAAAGCTCCATTTTCTTCATGTAGCTTGTGTTCAAACTCTTCAATATTACCTGTTTTAAAGTAATTACATTCCATGCATTGTGGTCTGCAATTTTCTTCCATCCATCTAGTTGCTAAATTGCCCCTACTCATAAAATGTCCGCATTGTATTTCTGCAACCTTGTGTTTACTACCACAAGTATAACATTCTACGATACCTGTTTTATCAGCATATCTGTTTCTTAAATACTGACTAAACACATGGTCTAAATCTGAAGTTAAATTCTTAAAACTTTCAGAATCATCTTCAAATTCTTCCATTCTTTTTTGAGTAGATTGTACGGTAGCGCATTGTTTACACATCTTTTTAGAAAACCAATAATCAATGTTGCCACAATTAACACAACGCTTTTTCTTTGTTATTATTGTACTATTATATGCCATTATTATAATTTTGGTTATAGTAATCTTCTGCTTGTTCTTTAAAAGTTAAACTTTCATCATCAATATATTCATATTCATATCCGCAAGCTTGTTTATAAGCATCTATTATTTGTTCTTTTTCTTTTTCAAGTAATTCTTT